TATTATTACGGATTGATTATGCGTAAGGTCTTTCCATTTTATGTTGTCGTTATTAAGATTGCGCAGTGTCTCCCAGGCGTAGATATAATATGTTACGCCGTTTTGTACAATGTGCAAGTCTAAATACCGCATAATTTCTTCTACTACTTTATCCTGCGTCCAAACGTCCTCCTCTTCCTCTTCAAGAAAGAGAAGGTCGGATATGGAGATGTCGTGAAAAATGGAAGTTTCAGTTTCTTTTTTGTCAATGCTCTTGCTGTCATCGTAACATACACGGAATGTATTTATTGCCTTGTCTTTGTTTATAATGACTTCTGTAGTAGCAGCACAGAGAATAGACTCTAATATCTGCATAAAGGTGCGTTGTTTTGCCTGGCTTCTGATGTCTTCGTAGTTTACTCCAGGCATACCTGCGCCCATATATTGAGAATATTGTAATGATGAAAGTATGTCAATACAATTTATCTCTACTTCGTCATATTCAAAATTGTATCCCTGCGAGAATACGAGGGGCTCTATATATCCCGCAAAGATGATTGTGTCATCCTGCCGCACGTTTACAATAGTACTACGGCATGATGTGTTGTAAAAATCACTGATGAAATCTCTACACAAGAGGCGTATTGTGCAACTGTGTCGTAAGAGATGATCGAACGTGTCGTTCATCTCGTTGGTTATTTCAATGGGGTCGTCTTGAAAGTAGATACCACTGCCTTCAGAGCCGATGACTTTCTCCTCGGTTCTGTCTCCTTTTGATAAGATCTCAATGGTAATAACCTTACCCTTCCGATTTATAAATTGCCCGTGTATATACATAGTTTCCCTTTTTCTATATTAAACAAGATTTGAACGCCGTCCAGACTTTCTTGCTATCTTGCGCACGTTACTTAGAGTCTGCTCTATACTTGTTCCTCGCGTCTTTCCACGCACGTCAACCACGAGGTGCACGTCATTCATTTGCGTAGGTGTCACTTGCGTAGGTGTCATTTGCGGTAACTCTCTTCGTACAAATGACGGTGGGGTATAGCGTGGCGTATTGATCATCTGGAACAAATGAGCCTGTTGCGTTTTGTTTAGTATCATTTCGCCACTATTGACACGTGCAAATTTTCGGTCGCCAAAGGTAGAGGTACCACCAACGACACCACCAGTTGCAAAACTTGACATTGCTGCGATTGCTGCCACAACGGCTGCCACACCAGCTGCGATTGCTATAAGGTTGGCTGGGAACGGCATCTTTGCTCCACTTGCGGTAGCGTTAGCTATCGCTTCGCCTTCCTTAGCAACCGTGTTGACGGTAGACGCAGCGGTGTTCGCGGCGGTTACGCCCGTATTTACTGTTGTTGCAGTAGTGTCTGCTGTTGTTGCTACGGCATGTGCTGTTGTTGCAGCGGATAGGAGGTTGTAGAGTTCTACTATTCCCTGTATTCCCTGTGCAATAGATATAAATCCATTAATCATTGCAGAGGTTTTTTCCCATGCGTTGCCATTACCTTCAAGTGCATCAGAAATGCCCTGTATGCCGCCACTGATGTTTTGCACGCTTCCCCAACCTTTCTGTATTTGTTCAAATGCTTTGTCAAATCCAGAAGGTTCAAGAGTGATTTTTATCGGTTTAAGACCAAGATCGGCGAGCTCTTTGTTTACCTCGTCTATCTGTTTCATGGCCTCATCTTTGCCAATGATGCCAATTTCATAGTCGTTTTGGATGCGGCTTATCTTCTGCTGTGCGTTGCTATAGCTCTGACGTTTGTCGGCGGCGGAGCCTTGCTCGATGTACTCGGGCGTGACTTCGGCGGCTATGGAGACCTTGCCCTTTGTCGCCTCGTCTATCTCCGCCTGTATTTCTGCGATTTTTGCTGAGGCTTTGACTTTCGCCTCGATGGTTGTAGCCTCATCGAGACTGCGCTGTGCGTTCTGCAGTTGCTCTTGCAACTCTTCGATAGGTGTCTTGAAGTGCACCTCGATAGGTTTCAGTCCGAGCGCAGAAAGTTGGTCGTTGATGTCTGCAATAGCTTTCTCCGCTGAGGCTTTGTCTATCAGTCCAGAGTCGTAGTCCTGGCGGATGTTGCCGATGCGCTGCTGTGCGTTGCTGTAGCTCTTGCGTTTATCGTCGGTGGAACCTGCCACGATATATGTCGGCTCGGTAGCGGCTTCGATAGACACCTTGCCCTTTGTCGCTTCGTCTATCTCCGCCTGTATCTTCTTCACCTTTGCGTCGGCCTCCACTCTGGCTTTGATGGTCAGGGCGTTGTCCTTCTTCTTTTGAGCAGCGGATAGCTGCGCTTGCAGCTTTTCGATATATGTCTTCGGCTCAACAGCAGATGGTGTATTGGCGGTGCTGTGTGTCGGGGTGTTGGTAATTTTATTAGCAGGCTTGTCTGCTGTAATAAAACCTTTGCCTGCTTTCAGTTTTTCAGCTAACTGTTTTTGGGTGTCAGCAATTTCTTGATTAACGGCGTTGAGGCTCTTGTCTATCGAATTTATCTGTTTGTTGCCCGAAACATTCGTACCATTGTATCTCTCTGCGCCTATTTGGGTAAACCTCCACTGTCCATCGTTGCCAACCTTGCCATAGCGTTCGTTGCGCCAGTTTTCCGGCACGATGTCGCCCTCTTTGGCGTTTCTTCCGCTATCCTTAGCATCGTCAGAAATACTCTTAGTTGTCTTCTTCTTTTTGTCAAGCAGACCGATTTGTTTTTGGTATAATGCTGTGAGCTTCGCAGCGTATGCAGCTGCCATAGCTCTTTGCATGAAAGCCTCTACCACAGCATCGGTCTTGTTGTTAAAGATATTCTCGGCTTCCGAGACATCGTTTATCTTCAGCCGCAGCTCACCGAAAGCGGATTGGTTCTGCTTTATCCATTGCACTTTCTGCTGTTCGGTAGACAAAGACTTCCACCCTTCCTTTAGTTTGTCGTATTTCGACATGAGTTCCGAATAGGTAGACTTTAGCGTGCTGTCATAGGCGTTTTTCACCTCGTCGGCTGCGCTGTTCATCTCCTTCATTGCTTCTGCCTGCTCGTTTGCTTTGTCTTTAGCCTCCGAGGACTTCGAGGAGAATGCGCTGATTACTTCTGTAAGCGCAACAATGGCTATGCCCACACCCGTAGAAACCAACAAACCCTGTATTGCAAGTTTCAGCGTTGTGGCACTCACCGCCGCCCCACGGAATGAAGCCGACATTACCTTTACGATGGCATTTACCCTTACTGATGTAGCGTTCCATACCAATGCCGCTGTATTGGTGGCAATAATTCGGGCCTTGGCAATGGTATTTATGCCGCAAAAGACTTGCAAAGCCTTGTTGAGCGCAAGAATGGAAACGGCGGTGTTTCCCAACTTCGCCATAATATTCACGGCTGGCATAATGCCACTTACCGCCGACGCTACGGCATCGGTGTACTCGCTCATTTGGTTTTGGAACATCTGGAATGCCGCCGACCCACTATTGGCAACCTTGCCGAAAGCATCATCGATGGTTCCCGCGCTGCCTTTCATGGCATCCACATTCTCCCCGAACTTTGCAGCAAGCTGCCCGGTAAGTGGCCCCAATGCTCTAAGGCTTTCGGCACTGCCAAACAACTTGCCGTAAATTTCCTGCTTCAACATACCGCTCTTGGCTGCGTATGCATTAACGTCCTTGTCAAGACTGGTAAGGAAATTACGCATACCTCCTGCCGCCTTGATAGCCGCCGCATCGAACTCTATGCCCATTTGCTGCGCCATCTTCGCCGCCTCGCTCGACGGCTTCACCAAAGCGGTAAAGATTGCCGCCATCTGTGTTGCAACCTCGTTAGTATTACCACTAACACCCGTAAGCGTTGCGAAACTTGCCAAAAGTTCGTCAATGCTCACGCCCAAAGTGGCGGCATTGCCCGTTACCCTTGGAAGCGCCTGGGCTAACTGCTCGAATGAGGTTACACCATTCTTGGCAGTGAGCTGTATTTTGTCCTGCACGCTCTCGGCGGCATCCCACTGCAAACCATAGTTCTTTATGATAGTTGATGTAACCTTTACGGTCTCTCCCAAATCAGCTACACCACCGATGGAAGCCTTTGCCGACTTCTGCAAATACTCCAACCAATTGTCTTCGGGCACGCCATTACTGATTACCTGATATAAGCCGTTTGCGAGTTGGTCACGTGCAATCGGCAAAGTCTTCGACAACTCGGTTACCTGCCCTTTGAGCTTGGCAAAATCGTCACCGCTCTTTCCTGCCATCGTGTTAGCTACGTTCATGGCTGCGCCAAATGTGCGGCTTTCCTCTGTCACGCTGTTAAGCGTTGAGGCAAGCTGCTGCACTGCGCCATTGATGTTTTGAAGCTTCATAACCTGTTGGTTGAAGTTCACAAAAACGGCGTTGGCTTTCTGTATGTCCGATTTGGCGACGTTGACGACACCGCGCAAGTTTTCCACTGTCGATGTAGCGGAAACCAACTGCTCTTTGCCGTCAATGTGCAGTTTAATGTTAAACTTTATTTCTTTTGCCATATTTTTAATGTATAAGTAACTAAGTAACCGATATTTTTTGCATCTTTGCGATATAAATCAAAAGGTACAACACAATGAAAACAAATGAAGTAACAAAACATCCAAAGGAAATCAAAGCCGAAATCAGTTTTGAGATTATCGGTGAAGATGAGCCAACGAAGTACGACAAAAGGCGTAAACGTTGGGCATGTATCTCTCGTTGGGCATTGTTGGCTTTGGTAGTTTCCGTATTAAGCTGCTTGCCATTTGGGTTGAATATTTATTCTTTGGTCGCCACTGCCATTAGTACGGTAGTGTTTTGGATTGCCCTTGACGGGGCAAGTACCACCCATCCCGATGAACCTGGATACCACAACGTCCCTTGGGAAGCTTGGTTTTAGTCATTTCCTACTTTTCCCAACACTTCCTCAAAACGCTTTAACGCATCTTCTTTCGATACAGCCGGTGCTTTCTGCATCGGCTTTTTCTTTTCCCACGGGAGCGGAAGTACTTTCTGTGGTGTCAGACTGCCCTTTACGTGCGGCTGCAGGGCTATTGTCGCCATCATGCGCATACACTCCCATCTGTCCCGAAGCTGTGCCTCCTGTTGCTCGTTCCATGCTCTGTAGATATGGTCGAACTCCTCGGGCGTGAAGCCGCAAAAATCAGAATAGGGGATGCCGATGTTGCCAACGGCTATCCCCAGCAGCTCAAGTATTTCTAACTTTTTTTTTCAGCCGAAGCCTCAACGCCTGCAGCGTCGCCGTTGATGGCATTCGTCCACGCGGCGACATCATCAAGCGTCACACTGTCGGCAAAGTCCATGAGCGAAAGACCGAACTCCACGCCGTCATGCTTACACGCCGATGCTATACAGCAAAACAGGTATGTGCACATGTCCGTCACGTCGTTCGATATGGCGGACACTTCCTTTCCAGTTTCCATTTTGAAGCGGAGCATAGCCCCCATAGTCTGTCTACAGGGGTATGCCTTTCCGTTGATGGTAATTTCTACTTTTTTCATGTCTCTGCGCTTTATTTTGCAGCTACAGCCGAGCCTGCCTTGCCCGGGTAAACCTCAGGCTCGCCGTCGTTCTCCAACGAAAGGCTGTAGGTCGCATCGTCAGTGGCTGGTGATGACTCCTCTATTGAGGCGATAACAAAGTTACCCTTGACGTAAGGCTTTGTATCTTCACCGCGCTTGAAGGCCTCGACCTCCACGCTCTGGCCCTTACCCCAGGAAGGGGCGAGCTGTTCAAAACCGTTCTCGGTCTCGTTGTAGAAACGGAAACCCTCCGCACTGATGGAGATTGAGAGTCCTGTGACGCCCTTGCCCTTCCACAGACCGCTGCCCTTGGTGGCGGTCGCTGCAGGCTTGACTGCTCGGTCTTTTGTCTCCGAGTTGAACGTGAGTGTGTGAGTAGAGCAGTGGCCTACGGCCTTGCCGTCTACTTTCAGCAGAATGTCACTGCCGTTAATAAATCCACTTGTTTCTGCCATAACTATAAGTTTTTAATGGTTAAATTTTTACTTGGAATACAAGCTGCTGCACATAGGCATCGTCCTCATAACCCTCCTCGCTATCAATGAGAATACAGCTGCGCATACGGATGCCGTCCAGTTCACCTTGCTTGTAGTCGAGTGCCGCACGTGCAGCTTCCGCAAGTTCTACACCTTCCGCATATTGTGCTGTGTAGCACACCACCTCCATCGTTACGGTGTCTGCACCAGGCATACCCGCTTTTGTAGGGTTGTGTGCGAGAGCTGCACGTCTGTAGAGGATGTATGGCAGCTGCGCCTTGTCTGTTACCACAGGAAATACCTTATTCGTTTTCGTCTTCACTTCCTTATCGGAGAGAAGCATGTTGCGAATGATGGCACCTGCGCTGAGAGATGTCTTCTTTACCATTGCTTGTTTTTTAGATGAGTCCTTGTTTTCTCGCCGCCCTTTCGATGTTGTCCTGGAGGTTGTTGAAGAGGTTCGTCTCTACGCTGTCAGCGGTCTGCTGCTCTGTCTTGGCGAGGAAAGCGTAACGCTTCATCTTGCCGCGATTCGCACCGCCTCTCACGTATTGACGTATCTTCTTGCCCGTAAAGCGGCTCTTTCCGAAGAACGAAGAAATTCGTCTTCCTGCCTTGCGATACCTGGTTCCGTCCTCGGCCCACATCAGCACAGGCTTTTCCTTGCTCTGCCGGTTCAGGTGTATGCCCTTGCGTTTGCCGTGCGGCTTCACGCTCACCATAAAGCCCAGGCCGTAGCGGTCGGGGTAGGTGCGCACGTATATGCCGCTTGACAGGCTGCGCTTGGTGCCCTTGCCTATGCCGCTGCTGCCGAGGTTGGCTACGGCGGCTTTCTTCAGTCGGTTGCCTTCGCGGCGCATGGCGCCCTTCATGGCCTTTCGCTGTGTCTTCACGTCGAGCGCCTTGTAGACGTCGAGGAACGGCCTTTTGATGTCACTGACGGTTTGATTCATAGGACTTGCTATTCGTTCACTCGTTCGCAGATCAATGTCTTCATGCCTCGGTCGAGGTTCGGTATGATCGCCACCACGGTATACAGATAACCGCCGAGCTGCTGCACTCGCCAGTTCTCTTCTACCTGGTGCGCGTCACGGATGTTGTACTCAGCCCGATAGTCGGGGAAGTGTTCTCCGACCTCCTCGCTGCGGTTGCCGCTCTGCTTCACCCGCTGCGCCCTCACCGTTCTCTGCAGCTCGTAGGCGTTGGTCTCTTCGCCGTAGGCGTTGGCGGTCGCAACTGGTTTGAGCAGCTGTACTCTGTACTTCATGTCTCCTGCTCTCATACCAACTTCCGATAAGGCTTAATCAATGACTGCAACGAATCGGGCACGGCGTGCATCTGAACGCTGCTCACGCTCTCACGCTGGTTGTACCAATGAGCACCGAGCATCATCGCCGCATGCCTGATGGGCGTCGGTAGATTGCCGTCACCCATTTCCAGAAGTTCTTCGAGCGGTCTGTTGGTCGCCGTAACAACGGCCATCTCCGCCGTGTCGAGTATATGAGCAAGATACTCGTCATCGTCGGCGAAGTCGTCAGCTCTCACGTGTTTCTTGAATAGTGCCAAATCCGTTATAGCCATGATTGATGTTTTTATTAGATATACGAACGTTCAAAATTACACAACCTTAGCAACCTTGCCGAGTGCGAAGGCTTCTGGACGTACGGTAATAGTAGCATAGTCTGCGTTGAGAACGAAGTCCACTGCGTCCTTGCGTGCCTTGCTGTACGGGTCAACGATAAAGCGGATATTGCCGAAGAGACCCATCGGCTGGTATCTCCAGTCGCCGAGACCGATGAACTCTGTGCCGTCGGTGTCGCGAATCTCGTTGGAGGTGTATACCGGGAGGCCGCAGAGCACGCCGTTCTGAATCATCGGAACGTAGATACCCTTCTCGTTGATAGGTGTACCTTCGAGGATGGCTGCCATGCTCTTTGTCATTACCCAGCAAGCGTTAGAGCCTTCGATGCCGGTCTCGAACATCTTCGCCTTCATACCGTTGAGTTCCTTGAAGGTAGGCACAGCAGACAGCGTAGTAGCCTTGGCCTTCAGGGCTACGAACGGACCTGTGAGCTTTGTCGAGACGTTCAACTTGTTGGTGCTGCAGATTACCTTGTTGAGGAGGCGACGGAGGGCGAGCGGCATGATTTCACGCACGATCATCTCCAGGATGCCCTGCGACTGGTTGAGCGACTGGTTGGTTACCGGGATAGCGATACCGATGCGCTCCGGTGTAGCTCTCAGCTTGTTCAGGTTAATCTTCTTGTCGGTGAGTTCTACACCCTCACCGGCAAGCTCAGCGTCTACGTTCTCGTAGAGCGGCCATACATAATCGCCTGCGAGTCCTGTAGGCATAGGCAGACCTACCTTGTCGAGGATAAAGCCTTCCTGCAGCGGACGCATAATCTCCTGTACGTTGAGAGGTACGATGCCGCCGTTGTTCACGTCAGACACCATCATCATGTCTCGCACAAGAAGAATCTCCGTGCGTTGGCCCTGTGCGCTGTTCTCGCGGATCATGCGTGTAGCTTCCTCGATGGCGTTAGGATTCTCGCGGAGGTGCTCGGCTGCTGCTGCCTGCATCTTCATCTGCAGAATCTGGTTCTCACGGGTAAGGGCCTCGAACTCGGCGTTCTCCGCCTCGTTGCGCTCACGCTTCTCCTTCTCGCAAGCGTCCGCAATCTCTGTGATGCGGTCGCAGTTCGCCTGATACTTGTTTACAAGCTCGCGAACGATAATGTTGTTCTTTGGTTTCGTCATATAACTACTGATTTATGATTGGAAAATTCGTTTTTGTGCTGCCTGGCGCATTTCGCGCAGCTGTCTTTCTACTTCCTCGCTTTTCTCTTCCGCTGGAGCTTGGTGCAGAACATTACGTAGATTGTCGGTCAGTTCTCGTGCTTCTACGCTTGTGTCAGGGTAGTACGGATTGGCAGCAAGTGTGAAGTCGTGAATGCCAAGGATGCTCTTTACGGTATATGTGATGTTTACCGTGCCGTTCGGCGCCGTCTCGCTGGTACGCTCCACGAAGTCGCGGTTGTAGTAGCGGGTAGAGAAGGCGAAGCTGCAACCCTTGATGTCGCCGCGGCGCACAAGCTCGAGCGCCTTGTCGCCGTCTACAGTGTTCGGGGCGTCAAACTCGAAGGCTACGCCCTTTTCGTCGATGGAGTAGGTGAGCGTTCCTTCTCCCTTGTCGCTTCTCGCAAGAAGCAGGTGGTTGTCATGGAACATCGTCATCTTGATGTCCTGGCTGTCAAGAAACTCTTGACTGACAGCGCCCGGGGCTATCATCTCCCGGGCTTCGCTGTCATCGTCGCTCCACAGAGGCTCTGACGGAGTATTGAAAAGTATTGCGTACCCCGTGATGGTGCGGCTCGGGGCTTCGCCCTCTGCCGCCTCCCTCACATGCAACATATTCGGGGTACTTAAACAACGCTTAATGATCTTGTTGGTATCTTCTGTCTTTTTCATATCGTATGGGGTTTGTTACTGGGTATTATTGCCGAAGGAGCCCTCGTTGATGTCCTTCAGATTCGCCGATACGAGCACCTTGTCTCCGCCTGCCACCGGCGGCTTGTTCTCTTCCTTACGCCAGTCGTTCACTGTGTAGATGCCTGCTGCGATGGTGTTCGCCTGATACTTCACCCTGCTGTCGAGGTCGCAGGCGTACAGGCCTCTGCGGTCGAACTGGAACTTGCGTTTGCAGCACAGCGACGGAGCGACGAGCTTTCGCAGCATCTCGTTTTCTATGTTGCGCAGCAGAGGGTTGAGCGTGTTGGAGAGGAACGCCACGTTTGCCATCTCGGCACTCTTGTAGTTGTTGCTGGTGTCATCGAACACGAAAGACGGGTGCACGCCGAAGAAGCGACAAATGTCTCGTATCGTAAATTTGCGACTCTCTAAAAACTGCATATCCGTTGACGAGAGCGAGATCTGTTTGAAGTCCACCTGTCCCGGGAGACTCACGATGCGCTCGCCGCTCTGGAACTTGCTGTCGATGCTCTCGGCTGTACTCTCCAGCTGTGCGTCCTGGTACTCGCCGAAGCCTGTCACCGACTTGTCGTTTGTCACGAGACCTCGCACGTTACCGCCGTTGGCGAAGCGTTTCAGCGTCTCACGGTCGCCCGTAAGCGCTATGTCGAGAGTCTGACGTGCGTATTGCAGCACGCTGATGCCAGTCTTTCCGTCTGCGCTGTGTCCTTTGATGTGTATGATGTCCTGCTCTCTGTAGCAGCCGTACACGCCATTAATCATGTCGGTGACGTTGTATGTGTCGCGCAGGACATCGTGCGACACCGTGCCGCGTCCGCAGAGTACGAGTCGGTCTATCTCCAGCGTCGCCGTGTTGTATACTGGCACGATGTAGGCGTTGCCATCAAGCAGCACGTGCTCTACGGTCTCCTTCCAGAAGTCGAACGCTGATTTTGTGAAGTCGGGCTGTACGTCAAGCAGGTAGTGGAGGCGGCTTGTCTTGTCCTCTACGAAGATGCCGTCCTTCAGTCTCATGTATAGAAGCGGAAGGTTGGCGACGCTCTCGCTGAGCAGCTTCACGCATCGGTACACTGTTGCAACGGACATGGCTGTAGCTCCCGATCCGTAGCCGAAGAAGCCTGTGTAGTCTCCGGCGATGGTCGTTTTGCTTCCGGATTCTTCCTTCTTGCCCGATTCTCCTCTAAAAAAATTCGTTATGTTTTGCCAAAATCCCATGTATGTGTGCCTTTTTATCCTCAAAGATACAGCTACTATAGTAGCTTTTAAAATGGCAAATGGCGCATTTGGGTGCATTTTGGTACATTGTGGCGCAATTATTAGTTTGTTAAGTTTTGTTTACAATCGTAAACATATAGAAAGTAGCATAGAATTTCAGTTCTTTCCAATATTTAAAGAACTGGAAAGCTTTATAGCGAGTGCCTATGATACAAAAAGCCCTCGATGCGTCACGCACCGAGGGCTCCAATAAGCTCTTTAATATAATGAATGCTGCGAATTAGAAACTTGCAGCGGTCCATGGTGCCGCATGGTCGGGCGGCGGTGTTGAATTTATTAAACAGTGACCATTTCAATATCCTTGGCAAGTCGGCGCAATCCCGACTTTATTTTCTCCACCTGCTGATGGCGCGGCTTCGATATGCCGCTCGCATAGTGTGAAAGCTGCTTCTGGTTGATGCCCGTTATCGCCTGAAGGGCTGCAAACGAGAATATGCCACGATAGTAGTCGAGCAACGTAGCCACATCAAAATCGTAGACGAGCCTATACTCACCGTCAAACACCTCCGGGTATGCATCACCGTCTTTACGTCTGCCTTCGAGCCAGAAGTCAACACTCTCCTGGACATACTCCTTAAAACCGTCAATGTCGCCATCATAGGCAACGACCCAACCCGGCAGTAAGTCGCAAGCGCAACAGTAGCCGCCATCAGTACGGGCAGCTTTAATCACAACATTGTTCATAATATATTGTTTTATATGTTAATCTTAAAATAGGTGGCAGCCACGACCGCCACCTTTCTTTGTCGAATATCAAAACAAGCGTCTGCTTCGAATGTGTGGGGGGGAGAGGGGCGGAGTTTCAGCTCCACCCCAGTTTGTCAGAACCTAAGCCCCGACTGCCGTTCAATACTACTGAGGAGCCATCCGCAGATAGATGTTGAAGGCTTGCCGTTGACAGTTACAACACCCTTTTTTGTAGGATGTTTAAACTCTCGGTGGTCCCCTTTGCAACGGTCTAAGTACCAACCGTCGTCAGTCAAGATTCTCAGAATCTTAGAAACTTTTACATTTTTCATAGATCGCTTGTTTAATAATTCAACACTGCAAAGGTAGTAATTTTACTACGAATAACCAAACAAAACAATAACTATTTTACTACGAAATATTAAAAAAGCCCCGGAACCGAAGTTCCGAGGCTGGTGTCAAAATAAAAGTTATTACAACTTGTCAGCCGTCATTCTCAGACGGTTTGCTATATCCACAAGCGCACCCTTAAGACGTTCGCGATCGATGTCGCTGAAGTCGTCGGGCTTGCCGTTGTTGCGTCCGCTGAACTTATGTTAAATATTATCAGCGGCGTGTCGTATGCGGTTGCTCAAGTCGATAAGTGCGCCACGCATCTGCTCAGCCTCACTCTCGTTGAAACCGCCTTTGCCACCGTTGCCGTCAATGCCGTCCATCTTGTGATAGAACCATGACGACGACTTCTGAAAGTAAGTGTTGGCAAAGTCACGCCACGACACTGCCATCATAATGTCTGCCACTTTCTTCTTCATGTCGGTAATCAAAACCGGCTGTACCATTACTGTCTCCATCTCATTTTTGTTTTAAAGGTTGTCTTTATACTCTTTATCTTTAACCCCTCCCCGAAGGGAGGGGGAATTGTTGTTCAATCTGGCTGCTTGATAAGATTGTCGAACAGCTCTTGTGCGTACCATAGCAGTTGCGGATAACCATCGGGGTAGGACTTGTTGTAGCTCCGAACTGCTTCGAGGAGCTCCCTTTCTTCGGGAGTCACCTCCATTTTTTCTAATTTACTCATTTGTATTACCTTTATTTTAACAATGCAAAGGTACTACAAATTTTTGTATTATACAAGTATTTACTACACTTTTTTGTAGTAATATAACAGAAAAAATTTAAGTCTTGGGTGTCCGTTTATTTTCAACAAAGATTTAATAAAAAACCGCCGACGCATCACGCGCCAGCGGCTCCGAAGCTAATCAACAAAAATGTAAACAACTGCTTATATACGTTACAACTCTCTTAAAATGTTATCTGCTCAGTGTTCTGAACACCTTGTTGACGACGTTGCGCTTTTGCGTTTCATCGGGGTGCACATACAAATTGAGCGTTGTCGCTATGTCGGCGTGTCCTAACAGCACACTTACGGTCTTGTAGTCGCACTTGCTCTCGATGCAGCGGGTCGCGAACGTGTGGCGCAGGTCATGGTATCTGATATGCGGCATACCGATTTTCTCCATGAGCCTGTAGAAAAAGTTGCGGTAAGTCCGTGGTTCCGTAGGCTTCTCGGCGTTGGTTAGAACATAGAAATTCTCGTTGACGACCTTCTTTAAGGGCTTCACCATAGACATCAGCTCTTTGCATATAGGGACGTCACGGAGGGCGTTTGTGGTTTTAGGTTCGCTTAAAATAATCTTGGTGAAGTTCTTCTCGCCATTCAGTACATATATTCTTCTTTTGTCATAATTACGTTGTTTATTGTTGCATGTTTTCGTTGTTCTATCTTTCGTAAGTGTACATCAGCCCGAGCGTCATCAGCATGGTTATGGTACCGTCTATCTTGCGGTACTGCGACAGCTTCAGCGGTTTCTTGTTCTCCAGGTTGTCGGTGTCGAGCACGCAGTTGGAGAGGCAGAAGGTGTTTATGGGGTTGTCGTTGAACACTATCTTCGGCGGATCATTCCACGCCAGCATCTCGAACGACTCCACCGGGAGGTTGAAGCTGCCGTATGTCTGACTGTATGGAGTGAGCACGTTACGGGCTCCTACCGACGAGAGGATGCTCGTCAAGTCCTGCGCCTTGTACTTGTCGTAGCCGATACGTATGATGCTAACCTTTTTGGATCGGCGCAGAATGTCTTCCGCTATCTGCGACACGTCTATCTTCTGTCCCTTGCAGAACTGGAGGTGTCCTTGGGCGTGCCATGAGCGGTAGAGCTGCTCGTTGGGGTGTCCTTTCAGTGCTCCTTCCGGGAAGTAGTAGTCGGTATGGCAGTAGAACTTCTTCGACTCCGTTGAGTAGATCGTATAAGACACGGCACTGAAATCATCATGTATCGAGAGGTCGAACGCCACAGCGCAGTCGGGATGTCCTGCAACGTTGTCTATGTCGAACTTGCCGAGCAGCTCGTTTGCCTTCTCGTAGGTGAACCACGTCTTCTCGTCGCTCACGCAGAAGATGTTCAGCAGCTTTGTGCGGAAAGCAAGCATATTCTCCGCCGACAGCTGTGCGTTCTCGTACTCCCGTTCGTAGTAGTCGGGCTGCACCGTTATGCCGAGATGAGGCTGCACCTTCGCCCATGTCGCAGGGTCGCCTTCGTCGTCGTCGACATCCGGCATGAAGATGGATGCAAACATAGTATCGTTCGTCTTCTCTCCTCGCAGCACCGCCATCACACCATCGAGCTCTCCCTTGAACGGCCCATCCACCACCTCGCTCGCTGTAGTGATCACTATCACGAGCGGTTCTCGACGCGGACCCATTGAGGTTGTAAGCACGTTCTTCAGGTCGGCACCGTTCTTGCCTGCCGTGTTGCGTGCCTGCGCATACTCGTCCATGATGACGAGCGAGGCGTACAGGCCGTCTTTCGTCTTGGCGTTGGCGGTGAGACACTGGATAAGGCTGTCACGCCCACGATCGAGAAACGTTATCTTCTCGCGGTTCACCCGGAAGTGGCGTCCGCCTGCATCGAGGTCAAACATTATGGCTCGTATCTCGTCGAAGCATATCTTCGCCTGGTCGTAGCTGTTGGCTCCTACGTAAGCCTGTGCGTTGTTGTCGCCGAAGAGCATGTCGTAAACGGCGAGAGCCGCGCTGGAGGTTGTCTTTGAGAACTTGCGGGGCACGAAGAGATATACGGAGCGTATCAGTCGCCGTCCGTCGGACTTTACGAAGCCGAAGATGTTGGCGAACTGAAATGCCTGCACCGGCGTCAGCTTGTAGCGTGTGCGCCCGTTGATGCCGCTGAAGCGCAGTGCCTGGTAGAAGCGAAAGAAGTGCTTTACACGCTTCGGGCTCCATTTGTAGCGGTCGAGCATACGGAAGAAGCGTTTCACTGCCAGCAGCTCGTAGAGGTTGTGTCGTTCCGGGTTGTCTATCACGCCGTACACGTAGTCGCCGATGCGCCGGTCTGTCTCGACGAGCGCACAGCGATAGCGGGTAGGGTAGGCATCCCTGTCTCTCTGCAGCCATGCCGCCGTGTCTGCTTTCAGGCTCCGTAGTCTTACTTTCTCCTCTTCAGTCATTCGTCGCCCTCCTTCATAGCCTTCATGAACTCGTCGAGCGTGTCGTCTTCAGTCCTGCGTTCCTTGCCGTCGTTGTTCATGCCCAGAGCACGGAGGGCACGCTGCGCCAGGCTCGCCACGTCGAGATACAGCTTCTCTTTCGGGTTTACCGTGTGTCGTTCGTTGCCCTCTCGGCTGTACTCTACGTTCACGGAATTGTAGCCGTCCTTGAGCATCTCTTCATTGAGCACTTCAGCTCTGACAAGCAGCTGCGCCGTCAGCTCTACCTGGTATGTCAGCTCAGCGGTATACTTACCCTGGCTCTTCAGCAGCTTTATGATGTAGTCCTTCTTGTTCTTCACCCTACGCTCTATGCGTCTGCGCTCCTTTTCGTCGGCGGGATTGGGTAGGATAGGCTCCGCCGATGGCGCAAAGTCTTTCTGCGCCTTGTCGCTGTAGCCTCGTTTCTTGCCCTTGGTCTTCAGGTAGAATATTATCGCCGTGGTGTCGTTGGCGTTGATGAGCTGCATCAGTTTGCTCTCCACGAAGTCCGTCTGCGTCTCGGCTATCTCGTCCACCTTCTCCTTGAATCCGGGGTCGCTGTTGTACCATCGGTAGTAGGTGCTGCGGCTTATGCTGACAGCCTCGCAGGCGACGGCTATAATGCCGTATCCTTGCATCAGGGCTTCCAAGAACTTTTGCTTTTTGTCTTCCATGCGTTTTTTATAGTGTGCCAAATGTCCTGTTTTAGGTCTTCAGCCCCCACGGCTCGAAATTTTTCTTGCGCGTGGAAAAAGGGCCGGGCGAGGTTTAGAAGGGGTGCACCCCCTTTTAAAAAACCACCCCCGGGGGGTGCTACCCCATGAACCTGTCTTTGAAGCGGAGAAGATGGGCCTCCGCTCTTTCCTTCGCCTGCTTCTTTCCGCATCGTCCCATCTCCGTATGCGTCTTCACGTGACACTCATGGCAGAGTGCCCGCAGGTTGTGAGGGTCGAACATCAGTTGCTCCTTCTCTCTCAGCGTGAGACCTTCTTCCACCGGGCGTATGTGATGCACCTCGGTAGCCGGAGCGAGCCTGCCTTCCTCCCTGCACCTCTCGCACAGTGGAAAGGCTGTCAGCTTTGTGCGGCGCAGCCTTACCCATTGTGCGGTGTGTATGAGTCTTCTGTAGTCCTTATCCTTTGCCATTTTGGGTGGGTTTAAAGATAATCATCACGAGTAGAGACTGCGCCAGCACCTCAGTATCTGTCTTCCTGTGGTCACCGGTCTGCCGTTGGCTTGTCTCTTGCGAAACGTTATCAGTCCTTTTTCGGCGTATCGCTTGATGGTGTGACGATCCACATGCAGAGCAGCAGCTGCCTTGCTTACGGTATAGAGACCGTCAAGTTCCACATCAGGGCGTGTTATTATCATATCGTAGATTGTTTGGTTATTATACTTTCACGGGCAAGCCTGCATACACCCATGCCATCAGGCAAGCATCTCGTTGATCCTGGTTCATTCTCGGCAATCGGTTCGTCACGCCTACCGACTTCTGAAGCTCAGCCTGCGTTATCTTTCCGTCCTTGCCTTTCCATACCTTACGCATCGGCTTCGCTACCGTGCACGGTATGTCGAGATGGCTGCACATTTCCTCGATGAGGATGCCCGTCTGGTGGTTCATTCCAGTGCGTCTTCCGAGCTCGGCGGCTTTCTGCATCGTCATGTATCCGCCTCCGAGATGCCAGTTAGATCTGACGAGCCAGCCTCCCTCCAGCACCACGAGCACTTTGCCGGGGTTCATGTCTCGCGTCATGGTGAGATAGTCGATGAGGTTAGGAAAGGAGAACTTCATAGGCGTTACGCTTCTACTTGTGCGGTAGACCACGCCCACGCCGCTCTCGTCTACGTCGGGGTCGATGCCGATTATTATATCCGGCTTGAACTGGTGGGGTATCTGTATCGCTCCTAACATGCTGCCTCCTTCTCCTCTTCGGTCCGGGTGTCGCGGTCCGGGTTCATCTCCAGGGCGTATGTCGCCGCACGGTTATACATCTCGTGGTTGTCAAACTTGTTCTGCAGCACCTTCACTGCCAACTCCCACTCCTTGTTACCGTTGAGACAAACTTCGGGGTCGCCTGCCTGCCTGAAGAGCTCAGAGCAAGCCGTCTCCCATGTCTGGCGCACGGCGTTGAAGTCGCTGCGTCCGAAGGTTGCACGTATCGGCGTACCGCATTGCTCACGGAACTGATCCATTGCCTGATCGTGCATATGGCAGCAGATCTCTATCACCGTCATAGCCGTGAGCATGTGAGCCTTCAGCCGATGATCGTCGACGTTCAGCCTCAACAGTTCTGCGTCTACTGAGAAGAAGAGCTTCTGTATGTGCGGCCTCATCTCGTCGTACACGGCATCCGTGGTGTCGAGCCACAGGCCGTAGGTCTCGCCTGCCTGGTGCTTCACGTGCACGTTCCAGCGGTCGTATGCCGACAGGGCTTGCTTCACGCCCTTCTTCTCTCCGTGACGCCAGTATTTCGTCTTGCTTAGCACCTCGTAGGCATCTACCATTGCTGACTGTGCGCAGTTATATGCCGCTCCGCATATCACGAAGAAGAGCACCGAGCAGCGCGATATTCTTCTCTGCATCTCTTCCACCTGCTTTTCCGAGGCGAGCATCACACGATGGCCGACGGATCCTTGTATCAGCGTGTTCATAGGCTTCCGGCTTTAAGCCCCAGCTCCTTGGCGGTCTGGAGAAAGGTTATCAACTTGTCTTCTGACACTCTCGATGTTGTGTCGCGGCACACCGTCTCGCAGCCTATCACGTTGAAGTAGACGCGGTCGTTGCCTGTGTCGAGGTAGTATGTTTTCTGTTCCATGTCGTTTTTACTTGGTTTGTTGTTCTCTTGCTGTGTCCTGGCACGGAGGGCGCAGGGCGTGTTCTACGTATCTGCCGAGCTTTGTGCACCATGCTCCGTTAAGACAGCGTCTTGTGTGCCGGCAGGTCTTGCACTCGTCGTTCATGCCTGGTGCAGTAGCGGTTCCCATATTATGCCGAGTCTTTTGAGCGTGCCGTTACGCTCGTAGTATTCGAGGGATTTGCGGGCACTGCTTTGCGGGTCGCGGTTCACGAGGCGCACCAGTCCTTCTATTCGCTCCTTCATTTTCCTGTCCTTGTCGGCGTTGTCCTGCTGAGCCTCAGCGATGGCTTCCGTCATATCGCAGCCTGCGGACGCTGGCTTGTCTTTGCAGCCCTGCTTTGTGCGGCGCAGGGCGTTGTCGTAGTTGCCTTCGAGCGTTTTCACAAGGTTCTCCTGTGTCATCAGCCAGTCGAAGGTTGCCACCCAGTTTCTCGGGTTCTCTCCGTTGGCATAGCTGCTTGCTATTATCTTGTCGACGGCGAGCCTCAGCACGTTTATGTCGTTGTCGTATTCGGCGAGCCTTGCCCTTACGAGGGCCTTGCGGGCGTCTGTCAGCAGCGTCACACGGCGCACCAGGCTGCCTGTCTTCTCAGCCTGCTCGTTCCAGTAGGTTTTCAGCGCCACGCACTCGGCGTCAATCTCCACCCGTCTTCTCTGTGCCTCCGTCTCCTCACTTCCGTCAGAACTTTCTCCCGTGGGGGTGGGGGTGGGCGAGAGGGCCGAAAAAGAAACGGCCGCTTGCGGACTTTCTTTTTCTTTTTCTTTCCCCCCTCTTTCTATAGAGGGGTTTGTTTTGTTTTGTTTTGTTTTGTTTAGTTTTGTTTTTATAGGTAAACATTCGTGCACGTTCGTGCTCTGTGGTGCACGTTCGTTCACATTCGTGCACGTTCGTGCTATTTTACCACGTTTGTGCACGTTCGTGCTTTGCGACACACGTTCGTGCACGTTCGTGCACGTTTGTGCTTTTCCTTCACGTTCGTGTTCCGCTGCGTTGTCTGCATCGTGTTCGTGTACGTTCGTGTACGTTTGTGCTTCTCGCTTCTTCTGCTCACGTTTTAGGGCTGTCTGCCTGTTGCGCTCGCACTTCGCCTCGTACTTGCCCTGTGCACGGTCTATGGCGTCGCGTATGAAGGCGAAAGCCATCTGCACCATCGGGTCAGCCTCAGCACTTATCTGCGCACCGTCTATCGCATAGGCGTAGAGAGCGTCGAGAAGGTCGCCCTTCTGCTCCTGCGTCATCGTCTTGATTGCAGGGTATTGGGCGGTATATAGCATGAATCCTTCCATATCGTTGATGTTTTATTCGTAGAACAGAGTTTCAGAAAACAACCATGCCGTCCGTCTCCCGACGTGGGGCATGGTGCGTCCGGCACAAAAGTAAAATGAAAAACACTCTAAACCTAATAAAAACCCGAGTGCCGGACTGCCTGAATTTTTTGGATTCTATTCTACTCAATTAATAACTTATTCCCGATTTAATAGGCGAAAGACTTCGCTCTCACTCTGGCTGGTGTAGTGGCGGCGTAACATGCCGGCACCGAGTTGTACAGCATCCAGTCGTCGAGGTCTTTGCGCTTGAAGTAGAGGAGCTTTCCGCCCTTGCTGCGGAAGTGGTTTATCTTGTGCGCCCTTACGAGTTCGTAGAGGAAGGTTTTCTTTATGCCCATGTACTCGCAGGCCTCAGCCGTGTTATATACCGTTTTCGAGGCGAGGATGGTCGCCGTGCGTATTCTTTCGAGCTGCTCTATTATGTTGACGCTCTCGTTGTTCTCCAGGTTCTCCATATCTATTCCTCCTCTAAGTCTGTGAGTTCCGATATACTTCCCTCGTCTTTCCATTTCATGTAGTAGTGACAGAAGGCGAGGAACGCTGCGAACGCCACGCCCTTGCTGACAAAAAGCTTAGCGGTGAAGGTGCTGAGCGATACGTCTGTGTTTGGTACGGCTATGAGTCCGATGATCATCACAGAAGCGAGTGCGAAGAGCACCCAGTATCTGTAGTTGCTTATTATTTGTTTCATATTGCGTTGTTTGTTTGGTTCGTTAATCTTCCGTATTGTCGGGACTTGGCGTCATTTCGTCGGCGGCGATCATGGAGAGGAGGTATTCCTTCTCGTCTGCGCAGAGCTTGTAGTCGTGCATTATGGATAGTCTTGTCGTTTTTCTTACCCCTGCGAGACTTATTGCTACCTCCTTTAGTTTGTAGTCGTTGTAGACGTTAGCTTTGTATAACAGCACCGGGATGCAGACGTCTTGCTGTTTTTTCGCCCACTTCTCGTTATCATTCACCCACTTCTCGTAGTCTCTTACCTTCTTTACGAGCTGCGAGAAGATGTACATGTAGTTTCCCCGCTTCCAGTGTTCGCAGAACTCCTTCTTGTCGATGGTGTCTGCGGTGTTGTATATCTGCTCTATCTCGTAGTATTCCTCAGGGGCCACTTGTAACCCCGTGAGTTCTTCAAATTCTTTCTGTTGCATGGTTGTATGTTTTTAGTCGTTTTGTTCTGTTTCTTTACTCGTCGGCCGCTTCCACCTTCAGCCCGTGTCGTCTTGCTGTCTCTTCGCTGCGTATGGAGCGTCGAGTCTGTTCGTCATAGCATATCACGCCCACTTCACCCTCTATCGCAAAATAGTCGTACTCCTTTATCATCCTGTGCTTCTGCACAGAGGCTCTGTGTGTGATATTGGTGCACAGCCGTAGTTTGGTCTGCTGCTTTTCGCCGGATATGATACGGAAGCATTCCATCTTGCGCTGGTGTTTCATGGCTTCCTCCGCCTTTTGCTTGGCTCTGACATATTTGCGCCGTGTCATTCCTGGTTGCTCCCATGGCTTGAGTCCGGGCTTGTAGCCAGGCCACTCTTCGCGAGGTCGCGTTTTAATGCTCTGCCACATAAGACGGGCACGGACTGCGTTCTCTTCATAAACGCCGAGCTCTCTGCATCGTCGAGTGCCTACCTCCGCATTAAGCCTGCGTGCTCTATTCATGTACTGCGATGTCTTCTTTAGTCCATGTTTTCGGGCTATCCTGTGGAGGGTGCTTTCGCCGATGTCTATACGCTGCATTATTGCTGCGTTGGGCGTGTTGCGGAAATGCTTTATTATCCACGCCTCCTCTTCGGCTGTAAGCGTATGTAATTCACGCTTGCCTGCGAGCAGTGCATTGTGGTCTTTCTTCCAGCCATGCTTTTTCGCTAAGGTACGGATGCCGTCGATGCTGACATCATAGCGAATGGCGAGGTGTCTGTTTGCCGTTATGGGATACTCGTCTTTGAGTCTTTCCACCTCATGCGGCGTGAGGTCTCTGTAGTTTCGCATATTCCTTTGAATTTAGGTCGTCTTTACTAAAAGTGTGCGGTGGTTACGTTTTCCTTCGCTGCCATGCGTCCGCACCAGCATTCCGTTGTACGTTGTACGGCGACCGCCAAACAAGCCGGGCTACGTTCCGAGGCGTCTTTCGCGTATATTGTTCGTCTACCTGCAAGTTTCTGAACGTTCACGCCGTTTGCGGTTGCTATTCCGGAAGCTCGCCCTCCTTTCCTTCGACATCGTCGGCACAGCCGATGGTTTTCTGTACAGGCTTCAGCCGGAGATTGCCTACAACGTCGCTCTTTCCCTCGAACTCGAAGCTGTATATTATGTCGCCCACGAACTCGCCCATCCTTACCGTCAGCTTGCGGCCTCTGCCTATGTGCTCGTTGATGTTCGAGACGTGAAGCTCGATGAAGGCGAGCAGGTCTTCTTTCGTGATGTGCGGCGTGCGCTCGTCGTTGAACTCTACCAGCGTGTGCTTGAAGCCCGCGAGGAACTCGCCGAGCGCTTCCGTGCGGGTGTTTATCTTTCTCCAGAACGGACTGTCGATGTAATATTGCTTTATCATGTTATGCGTTGTTTTTAGTTGTTAATACTATATGTTGCTGTTAAATGTTTCGCTACACGGTGCGTGTTGCGGTTACGACTCCTTCGGCGCGGTTCACTTTCGTTGTGAACTTCTTTCCCCACTGCATACCGAAGGTGGTGCAGATGTTACGCACGTAGCTCAAACGTCCGACGGGTACCGTCAGACTCTCGCCAAGGGCAAGCTCTGAGAACTGCCCGAGAAGCGACTTTTCGTGATGGTTTTCTTCCTTTTTCATTGCCTGTTTCATTTATTGTTTGTAACTTTATGGTGCAAAGGTAATCATTTCGATTGAACGATAATCAGATTGATTGAAATAAGATGCATTATTTAACATTTATTCAATATTAATGATTGATATGAAGTTTGAAAAGATAAATATCGGACTGCTTATTGAGCAGAAAATGAATGAATTAAATGTGTCGAAGTCTGAAATGGCGAGGCGCAGCGGTATTGCTAACCAAAACATTAATCGTGTTTTGGAGCGGTCGAGTATAGATACGGACAAACTTGTAGCTATTAGCGAGGCGTTAGATTTCAATTTTTTTGATTGTTATCATTCAAATAAAAGTAATGGCGTAACTGCTGATAATGGCGGTGTGGCAGTAGCTGGCAATAGCACAGCTCATCATTTCACAACAAATTCTTCCGTCGAGACCGATGCCGTGCTTCAGGAGCGCATCAAGTCGCTCGAAGCTCTGCTTGCTGAGAAGGAACGCCTCATCAAGGTGTACGAGCGGATGGTGGAGAAGTAGGCTGCGCCCTCAGGAAAAGCGAGAAGGCGAAACCTGCAAAGGTGCAAATATATAATTATAACAAAATGTTGTATATAATTACAACAAAAAATTGTATTTTTAATGTACTATATTATAAAACAAATGATTATGGGGACATTAGAAGTTTTTTTGGTAATCATGGCTGTTATAAGTGGTGGTCTTGTCGTTTGGTCATACACCAAATCGGGAAAGAAATGGCTTAACAGCCTGTAGAAACAATAGTAATGACGCAGAAAGAAGAGAAAGAGAAGCAGAAGAGGTGTCGCGAGGAACTCGGCAAGTTCTTCTACGACCTCGCAAAGACCACGTTTGCCGTAATGGTACTCGGCAACGTAGTGGCCATGGCAACTGCAGAGCACATGGGATGGGGCGCTTTGGGCGTTCTCGCTTTCGGAGCCTATCTTACGTTCTGTCTTGCATATATAGGGAACAGAGTATTAAAGAACTAAAAAATAAGATTATGATACTACTCGCATTTGCATTTCTATTTTTGTCGATCATTGCTACCGGCATAATCATCTGGCTCAATACCAAGTCGGGCAAGAAGTGGCTCGCAAGCCTGTAGCACCATTTTGCTGGTGCCGACAAAATGGTGTTGTGTAATAATGGAAAGAATGGAAAATTTATAGAATATGATCTACGCAATAGTGACATTTGCAGCGTTCCTCGCTGTAGTGGTTGCAATAATCATCTGGCTTAATACCAAGTCGGGTAAGAAGTGGCTCGCAAGCCTGTAGCACCATTTCGTTGGCGTCAACAAAATGGTCTACAGGTGTAGGACCGAAACGCCTTTTGCGTGCAATTCCGACCCCCGACAAGCGCAACTCATTGAATATCAACGGCAACAAAATAATGTACGACAACTTCGGATAATCAATCCTTATGTTTATACTTACAAAAAAGCCGCTGACACAGCTGTCAGCGGCTTTTTCAGTTTCTGATGTATATGATGACTGATAAAATCATTGTTAGCGAAAAATATCTACCATATCTGTCAGCATCGCCGCAATCCTCAGATTATGAGCACAATAAAAGCTGATAGATTCGGCTCAGAACGAGATATCTATCAGCCTATCTGTCAGCTTTAACTGTGCATCTACCAGTAGCGGAGGTCTCCGACCTGCGCAGCAGTGTGCAGTTGGGAAGTGGCTTTGGCTTAAGCTTTATCTGACAGCAATAAATGAGAGTATTCTTAGTATTTGTTTCCTTTTGTTCTGTTGCAATCACGGCAAAGCATTTGGCAGTTGTCTGCAATGGTTGTTCCGCCTTTGCTCCACGGCTTAATGTGTTCGGCTTCCATTTCTTCGAGTTCGAAGTGTTTGTGGCAATAAGAGAGTGTAAAATAAACTGTGTCAGGCTATAATAATAATAGTTTAACACAGTTTATTTTACACTCTCCAG